GTGACTCTGAATTTAGTGGTAAGTGGTATCTAAATTCCTATGCTAACAGCATTCAAATCCGCCGTACTACAGAGTCTAATGGTGTCGTTGTTGGTGCTGAGCCAGGTTCTAGTGTTACCTACAAGTATTTTCAAATTAGTGGTACTGGTGGTGTTGGTAACAATGCCTTGGATGTGTTCCAAGATAGTGTCTCTGATGTCAGTAAAATTCCACTGCAATCATTTCATAATCACGTTCTTACTATTTTAAATAGTGATAGTGCTGAAGATGATTATTACCTAAAATATGTCGCTGCCGATGGTATTGGTGGGTCTGGTTTCTGGCAAGAAGCATTAGCTCGTGATACATCGCCCGGTCTTACTGACTCCACTATGCCGCATGAATTGGCTAACACTGGAGCTACTACGTTTACCTTTGGTCCTATTAGTTATAATAACCGGTTAACTGGTGACGACAATACTAATCCTAGACCATCTTTTGTTGGTAAAACTATAACATCTACGTTCTTTTCTAACAATAGATTTGGTGTGTTGTCAGAAGACAATGTAATTTTTGGTGTTGCTAACGATAGCTACAATTTCTTTGCTCGGTCTGCACTAACACAAATTGATACGGACCCTATTGATCTTAATGTGTCTAGTGTTCGACCTGTTAAATTGTTTGACGTTCTACCGTCACCACAAGGTCTAATGCTGTTCAGTGAGCGGCAACAGTTCCAAGTTTATGCAGCTGACTCTAGCCTGCTTACACCCAGCTCTGCGTTGATCAGATCTCTATCTAACTATGAGATGGACTCTAAGATCACACCAGTAGATATGGGTACAACAACAGCATTTGTAACTAAGATTGCTGGTTACAGTAAAGTCTTTACACTGTCTCTACGTGATGTTGAGCAGACACCAATTGTTGTTGATATTAGTAAAGCTGTATTAGAATGGATTCCTGATACTGTTGACACTTTAGCCACGAGCCCTCAAAACTCTGTAGTAATGCTTGTCGATAGGGATACATCATATCTTTATTTATATAGGTTCTATAACAACGGTAAAGAGGATCTATTCCAAGCTTGGACAAAATGGCAGCTACCTGGTAATATACAGATTGCAGAGATCCTAAATGATGATGTTACTATTGTTTCACAACAAGAAGATCAATACACCCTAGGTGTAATCAGGTTGGATGAACTTCCATCTGGTAATATTTTGTCTACATCTTCTAGCTTTACAGGTAACGTACCTCTTGACATGGCAACACGTCCTGTCAAACCACACGCTTCTGTAGATGCTGTAGTGTATGACGAGACAAATGACATTACTAAGGTTTATGTTCCATATACACCTATTGATGATAAAGAAGCTGTTATGCTTCTGACTGTACCTACCGCTGATGACGGCACAGATGCTGAACTAGACTCTGACCAGGGTTATTGGTCTACAGCTGTTGAACGTATTGAGACTGGTACTAACTACAGATACTTAGAAGTTAAAGGTAAGTTTACTGATTACGCTGATGGTATTGTTGTTGGTTATGGTTATGACCTAGATGTTACTTTACCTAAGTTCTACTTCCAACGTCAGGGTACTGGTGCTGATTACACTGCTACTCTTATTATCAATAAAATTAGAATGTCAGTAGGTAGGACTGGTGCCATCCGTTTTAAATTAAAACCAACAGGTTCTAATGAATGGAAGGATGTCCAGCATACCATCGAAGCTGGTGTGTACCGAGGTGATACAAACCCTGTAGTTAACGAGCAGATCTTTTCCTTACCCATCCATCAACGTAATACTAATTTTGAACTTAAAGTGACAAGTAATTTTCCATACCCTGTATCGTTGGTGTCAATGATGTGGGAAGGTAACTATTCCCCACGATTCTATAGGAGGGCTTGATGTTTGACAGTGAATTTAATCCTAAAAGTTTTAACCTATTAGATGAGCAACTTACTGTTTCTGGTCTAGAGATGAAGGCTGGAGGTGCTATTACCGCTGCTGCCATCAGCGCCGGAGCATCGCTTATCAGCGGTATTTTTGGTAGCAGCGCCGCCTCAAAGGCAAACAAACAAGCAAAAAAAGATAGAGAAAAACAAATAGAGCTTGCTAATAGACAAGCTGGAATTACAAACAGATATAATAAATCTGCAGCAGCAGCTGAGAGAAAAGATTACTTTGCTGCACGGCAATTTCAATATGAAATGGCTACTAAGCAATGGCAGTATGACACTAATATGCAAGACTATCGGTATTTGCAAGATGTTAAGGCTTATGGTAAATCCGTAGAGAACTATGGACAGCAAATGCTTTACAACAACATATCATATCAAGCTGCTAAAGATTCTCAAATGGCAGCTTTTAATGAAACGTTGGATGCAGCTACATTTGAAAAACAGGATATGCTGGTTGAAAGTTTGCAATCCGAAGCTGCGGCTTCAATGGGTCAAGCCGGTGTATCTCGTAACAAAACAATGCAAGCAGTCGCTGCTCAGCAAGGTAGAAATTTAGCTGTTCTTCGCGCTACTTTAACAAGCAGTACAGAAGAATTGCAAAGAAGTTTTATGGATATTGCACTACAAAAATATGGTGCAGATATGCAGGCTAAGGCTAATCTGATGATTCAGCCAGACCGTCTACCTTCAATCATGAAACCTCAACTTGGACCTGAACGTACATTTATTGAACCTGCTTTGGTTCTTCCTGCAGCAGTACCACCTGTTCAACGTCAAAGTACAATAGCACCCTTAATTGGCAGTATTGCTAATGCAGGTAGTACACTAGCACTTGCTTTAAAAACTTAAACTATGGCACAAAAATTTTCCGGCGCAGCACGCGCCAGGGGGTTCGCCCCCGTACAAGTTAGTGATGCTAACATCGCCAGAATGCGTGAAGACAACAAGCGTATTTTGGATAATATGCGAGCACGTCGGGAAGCTATTCGGGAAAACGATGAACGTCAGTTGGCTTCAATGGAAGGTGACGCTGCGTATCGTGAAAAAGCTAACCGACGTAACTATAACATTGCAGATACAAATGTAAGAACACAACGCCAGCAAGCTGAATTTGATGCTGCGGCACGTCAAAATGAGATCTCAAATCAGCAAAAAGGTTTGCAAACCATGTTAAATGGTGTTGCCAAATTTAGCTCAACTTTGTCTGGAGTTTTAAAAGAAAAAGACAAGAAGCAAACACAAGAAGATCAAGAAAGAGGTGCTCATCTTCGTATGATTTTAGGTGGGCAGGATGCTGCTCAACTTGCAGCGAATAACGGTATCCGTATTGAAACTGAAGCTAGAGTCGAGATTGAGGGTACCTTAGCTATAGCAGAAGCACAAGGTGCACCTGCAAATGAAGTATCAAAAACTAGATTTTTAAACGCAAATGAAGCTATAGGCTGGTTTAGAGCTGACTCAAAACTAAAATCTGATTTAAAGTATAAAGCTCATTTACAAAAAGAAGCTCAAGAAAATCCTGATATTATTTCTTCCCCAGAAGCTTTTGCTAAAGCCACTAAAGATATTCTTGTTAAATTTGCAAAAGAAAATAACATACCTTTACAAAATCCAGAGTTGGTGGGCCCTGCTTTAGATTCAATACAAGAGACGAATAAAACTTTTTATAGTGGTCTTGTTGCAAAACAAACTGAGGAAAATAACACAAGAACACGTGAAATAGTTACTGATGCAGCTTTAGCTGATTGGGACGAACAAGGTCTTGTAGGTTTTGGTAATATTAAAGGTTTAGATGGGCCAACAGCTGCTCATGCTTGGTTTAAAAAACTGGCAACTGCTATGGATGAGGAAGGTAATTTTCTTATAGAAGATTTTCAGTGGCAAAATTTTGACCCACACGGCACGGGAGTACCGTATTTTATTCCAGGTAAAGGTCGTGGTGCTCATGAAGTAAAAGGTGTTGATATTGCAAACACTCGTGCAGAAATGCGCCGTGAATGGAACAAAAATCAAAACACTACTGACAGACAACAGCGTCAGGAAAAATCTAAAGCTTGGTATCGTCACATAACAGTCGATGGTAACGATGAACCTGGAGATATTGCTGCGGCAGAAAAGGTATTTAAAGATGATCCCCAAGGTTTGCCAGAATGGCTTACAAAACTAAAAAATGCTGGTAACTATAGTCAAGGCCCTTACAACACTAATTTGATTACACAAGCTAAAGATTTTGAAGCTCGTGGTATATTGTACCAAGGGCTTGTAGATAAAGTTTATGAAAGAGATCCTGTACTTGGTAATACGTTGCAGGAATCTTTAAATAATCAAGACCCGTTTGCAAAAAATGATCGTTATACAGATCTACTAAATATTGTTGAAAAAATGCCAGCTAAAAAGGATAACATTTCTGGTGATTATCCTCAAGACAGTGTAAGCAGCTATAACGATTCTAAAGCGTTAACACAAAGCTATAAGGAGCTTGTAAGAAATGGTGTAGCGGATGGTTCTAATATTGATGATGCAGCTACAAATGCAGGTAAAGCAATTCAATCCGGATTTAAGGATCCTAAGTCTCCGTTTTTTCGTGAATACAACCCAACTACTGGTTTCTACGAGTTCCCTAATTTATACGAAAAAACTCCTAAAGAAATTGCTGACACTCTTGATCAAGCAGATGAAATTTTTTCTAAAAACCTTGCTAGCGGTAAAATTCAAAACATGTTTTCAGATCCCAATATAATTATTACTGACGCTCAGTATAAGCAGCAGGCGGCTGATATGAATAGTCCTGGATTTGTTTTCCATCCAAGAATAGATATGATTGTGCAGTCAGGTCTTATAAAAGGTTCACATATGGACATTTTACAACGTATTGGTAAGGAAAAAGGTAAACCACCTATCTTACCACCGCCCTCACTGCAAGTGATTACTGAATACCCACCAGCCTCTCAAAAAATGTTGGCTCTATGGGGTTCACGTAGTTCTAACATTGAAGCACGTTCTCATGGTGCTGGTCAAAAAAACTTAGATCCAGAAAAAGCGATGATTTTGGTACCCGAAACTTATGTGCCTAACCTTCGTAGATTTTACCGTTCCAGTGCAGAACGGCATGGTATATCACCAGCTGAAAACGCGGCGATGGGTGAAATTGAAAGTACTCATGGTAAGTTTATGGTAAGCTACAACGGTACTTCAGAAGGACCGATGATGATTAACAAATCCGCACATAAAGATTTCTATGCTAAACATGGGGGTAAACCTAGCGCTGAGGCTAACATTAATTACGGTACTGGACATTATGCTACCCTAAAACGTAAGTATAATAATGATCCTATTGCTGCCGCAATGGCTTACAACGGTGGAGCTGGTCATTACGAAATGTGGTTAAACAATCAAAAACCGGCGTGGGTAAAAACAGAATCAGATGAAGCCGAGTGGGACCATATTGTTGATGAAATGACAAATCACGGTAAGAAATTTGCCAGGGCTTATTATAAATACAGTGGTGATAATTCTTTACTACAAAACCCATTACTTCTAAGAAATTAAAAACTTATGGAATATGATCCTCTAGAGTCGTTTAGGGTTGATGAAAACGACCTTGAGCTAACAGAAAAAGGTGTTGCTTTTGCTGAACAAAGACAGGCAGAAGCAGATACACTTGCTGCAGCTCAAACTGAACAACCCGCTCCTACGGGAGTTACAGAAACGCCAGTGGAATCACCAGCTCCTACTACGGGTGGAGCAGTTTCTACCAGCCCATATCGGACTGAAGATGGTGGTGTTGATTTTGACGCTATCGATAAAACAGGTGGTGAATTCGACAGCATTGCAGTAAATGCTGTTGCAGATTTTGGTGTAGATCTTGTAAACTTTGCACTTAGAAGTGACATCCCTAAAATACCTAAATACGAAAACGAGATAGCTCAAACTTTAAGAAATCTTACTAGTATTCTTTTACCTACTGGTATTGCTACTAAAGGTATCAAAGCCCTCACTGCTGCAGGTAAAGCACGTACAGGATGGAGCATCGGTAACACACCTTTCTTTCGTTTTCTGGGAGACCGTGCTGCTGAGGTTGCAGGTAGTGTTGCTGTCGGTCAGATAAGCTCAGAATATGAAAAAGGGGATAACCTACTTGGCATGGCTAAGAAAGCACTTCCTCCTCAATATGATTTTATCCCTGATTCTCTTGCTACGCTAGACGGTGAATCACCTGACTCCAAACGTCGCAAAAATCAACTACAAGATGTTGGTTTAGGCGTTGTACAGGTGATGGCAGGTTCCCTTGGGAAAATGGCTATTGCAATGGTTGGAGAGACTGCATCTCAAGTTAAAACAAATCGATTGATAGGTAACACCAAAGCTGCACGTAAGTGGTTAGACGCTAACCAACCGGCTACAGCTGATACTATAGAAGAGTCTATTGAACTTGGTATGGTTCGTTTAGATGAAGCTTTAGATGAGGTTGGTCAGTATAATTTGTACAAGACTCCTCAAGTCACTCAGCCTGTAAAAGGCGTGCATGACATGTTCGACTATAATGAAATCGGTGTACGCACTGTAGATGATTTTGGTATTGTTAATGCTAGTATAGATCAATCCCGTATTACCCGTAACCTAGATACCGTTGACGGTCGTATCGGTAATGTTATCTCAGAACCTGCTCTTAAATATGCTATGAACGGTGAAGGTAACATTGAAGATATTACACTTGGTCTTGCTAAACAGCTTAATGCTGCAGGCGATATTGGTATGGAAGGTAAGGGGTGGAAGATTAGCCTAGAAGATCAGATTGATGATACTCTTAATATTACAGCTGACTTGTTTGACCCACGTATGAGTCGTGCAGAGGTTGATGAAATTATTAAACCTTTTATCAGCTTAGATGATACAGGTAAAGAGGTGTTGAACGAGGAAGGTTTTGGTATTATTTCTAAAGCAATTAAAGGTTTTGGTGATGATATTACATCTATGGATGTTACCCGTGCTCAATCTTTGGTTGCTGGTTCTTTATCTGGACGTATTGCTGACTTAGCAGAAGGCGCTCGTTTGATGGAAGGTACTCCTGCTGTCGAGGTTGCTCAAACAAAAATTATCGACCTGATGAAATATCTTTCGCAATTGGCTGATTCTGCTGGTTATTATAGAAACCGTAAAGTTGACCTAATTGCACAGGTAAAGAACGGTTTTAAAAACATTAATGGTTACAACAGACAAACTATTGTTAATGCTAGTGATGTAAACAAACAGATTTTTAACAAAGCTGAACGGTTTGGTACTACATTATCTTCTATTGCTGAAGTAAAACCACAGCTTATGAAGCAGTTTTTAATGGCTTATGAGTTGACTGATGGTAGAGTTAGTACTATTAAAGAGCTTAACCAGTTTATTTTTGATAAATCTATTAATCTTGGTAAAGCCATTCTAGACCCTAACCCTGAAATAGATAACAAGCTGCTAACTGGTATTTGGTCTAACATTTATGCTTCTTACTTATCTGCATTTAAAACACCGCTACAAGCAGTTATTGGTGGTATGGGTGGTCTTATCTCTAAACCTACTACCCACTTTCTTGGTGCAATGATGCGCCTTGATTTTAAATCTATGCAGCGTGGTTACCTAGCATATGGTGCAATGAATGATTCTATGAAACGAGCTTACTCTTATATGGGTCAGGTCTATTCTAAAGCTTCAAAAAATGTAGACGACATTGCAAGTGTAACTCGTAAAGATTTACTGCTTAAGCAAGAAGGTGATATGGACCTTCTCAGAGAGGTTGCTAAAAGCCGTGATGCTGAAGGTAACTGGGGAATGAGTTACATTGTGCAGCAGATGGAGTCACAACTTGCTTTTTCAAAAGATCCTGTAGTCCGATTTGGTCCTAACGGTTTAATCACAACTGATGGGTTTACTGGTGCTATGACTGCTCATTCTGAAGCCTATTTTAGAGCTATGGAGGAAGCTGCTGATGCAGGGACTCCTCTTACTAGGGCAGCTTTAAAACCAATAGTAGATAAGCATTACAAAAAGATGTTTGACACTAACGGTTTAATCAATGATGAAGCAGCTCGATGGACTAACAACGAGCTTGCTCTAAACCTTGACTCACCGTTGGTTAAAAACATGGATGGATTTGCAAAGCATCTCTCCTTTATGAAGCCGTTCCTAATGTTTCCTACCACAGGTGCAAACCGTATTACTATGTTTGGTAAGTATGCTCCGTTCGCACCTTTTCAAAAAGATTACAATGAACTCGCCTTTACACCTCTTAAACAGTTACTAGGTAACGAAGAGTTTATTGATAGCATCTTAACATCACGAGGTATAGACATAGAAAACATGTCTGCGTTAGCTAAGGCTAACCGTGTTACTGACCTTAAATACGAAGCTATGGGCCGTAAGGCTCTAGGTACAGCTGCCGTCGCTGGCGTTTGGGGTTTTTTCCAAGAAGATCGGATTACTGGTGATGGTCATTATGATAAAGAGACACAAAACGCACGTGTTAAACAGGGTAACTGGAAACCACGTAGTGTTAAAGGACTAGATGGTAGGTATTACTCTTACAATTTCCTCGGTCCTATTGCTGACTGGGTTGCAGCAACTGTTAATGTTATTGATAATTTTGACACACTTGGTGCTCCAGGTCTAGAAGATTTTGGCCCTAAACTTAGTTTTGTACTTAGTGCATCCATTACTGACAACACCGGTTTGTCTACTGTTCGTCCTTTGCTTGAAATGTTAAGCGGTAACGATGGCGCTAGGAATCGATTTGGTGCTGGTTTTATTAACGGTCTTGGACCTTTGGCAGGACAACGTGGTGAATGGAGTAAAATTTTTACTGATGGATTACGTCTTGTAGAAGATGATATGTTTGCCTATATGGGTAATCGTAACCGTTTTGCTGATGGTATCCTTGGTGTTACATCTGCTCCTGTTATTTACAGCCCTGTCAGCGGTAAAAAAGTTAACAGTTTTGGTTTTTGGCAACGTGTTTGGAATGCATATAGTGCTATCCCTATTCATGCAGAATCTAGCCCTGAAGAAGAATTTTTAAACCATGTAGAATATGACGTAAGCACTACTTTTAAAACAAAAGGTGGTGTAAAAGTGCCAGTTAAAACACAATCTGAACTGTTTAGACTTATGGGAGAAGATGGTCACTTCCAACGTGGTATTCAAGAAGTTATGCGTAGTGTTAAAGATTGGGAATCCTTAGAATCTTTTGATAACTTACGGAGTCGTGGTAAAGAAGTTGACATTAAAAAGTGGCATAATATCCATGGCCGTTTGCGAGCGGCACAAAAATTTGCAGAAGAACAAGCTTATCGTAGGTTAAACCCTGATCTACAGCAACAGCTAATTAACTCTCAATTTGAAAAACAAGCGAAAGATCGAGCGCAGGTGCTTGGTCAAGATATTGATGGATCTCTAAACATTCGTAGGTAATTAACTAATTATGTCGTGCTCTGACGTACAAACAATTCAAGCCGGTAACGGGTCAAAGACACAATTCTCTTTTGATTTCCCGTACATTTTTAAATCTGAAATACACGTTTATTTCTGGAACGCTACAACAAAAGAATACGACGAAAAGCTCACGACTGATTCCACCTACCCATGGCGTGTTACTGATGCTAACCCCACTATTGTGGAGTTTACCGGTACTGCGCCACCGGCACCCACTGCCCCGGTTGATCCAGGTGAGCCTACTGTTGACAATGTAAAGATCCGAAGGATTACTAAAGTTGATGACATTCAAGCTTTGTTTAACCCTGGTTCAGCTATTAGATCAGATGATTTAAACAAAAACTTTGAGCAGCTGCGTTATGCTGTTCAAGAAGCTAACTGCCAAGGTATTCCTGATGATGTAGATGCTTATCTTAAGAACTACTATTGGGATCGTTACGATAACACCCTATATGATGGTAATACTTGGGTCAGTAATGACACCAAGATTGCATCTACTGAAGCTATTGATGACCGAGTAGATAGCAAGATTGACACTGCTATTACTAGTGATATTGGTACTGATGGTACTGGTATTACTGTAACTAATGATGGTGACGGTACTATTACTTTGGGTCTTGCTGCTAATACTATCGACTTTGATCGTATTAAAAACAGTGATATTATTACTCAAGCAGAACAAGATTCTGGTACTAGTGAAGCCGATACTAACGTTTTTACAGCTCTTGCTGCTGCCCGTCGTTTTGACACTCTTATTCAGACTTCTACTCCTAGTGGTTCTAACTGGGAAACTGGTAAGACTTGGTATCAAAATAATGATGACCAAACCGTCTACATGTGGAATGGTTCTGCTTGGGAAGCTGTAACCTCTGGTGGTACGTTTACTAAGTTGGATAAAGTTATCTACGTTGACTCTGTTAACGGTGATGATAACAACGAAGGTCACCGTATTAGTGGTCCTAAGAAAACTATTAAAGGTGCTATTAACACCATTAATAACGATGCAACATTTGGTGATGGTAGTATTGTCTTAGTTGCTCCTGGTATTTATCAGGAAACTGCACCTATTGATATTCTAAAACGTGATGTTGCAATCGTCGGTGAATCCGTCCGTAACGTTATTGTACACCCCACTGCAGCTACTGAAACCAACAGCCTGTTCCGTGTGAACAGTGGTACTTACATCCATAACATGACGTTTACTGGTGTAAAAGCTAGCGGTACTCGTGGTGCATCTGGAGCATTGTGGGAAGACTCTACTTATGGTCTACCACCAACACAAGGTTGGAACGTTTCGTTCTACCCGAATGCAATGATCTTCAAGTCTCCGTATATTCAGAACTGTACTAACTTTTCTGATTCGGAGATTGACAACAGTAATCTAAACTTCTACGCAGGTACTGAAGATAAGGGTCGCGCTGGTGACCTTGATTCTGCACCGACTGGTGGTGGTTTGTTAGTTGATGGTTCTACACCTCATAACGACTCACCTCTGCGTTCTATTGTTTGTGATAGCTATACCCATACAGGGCTTGATGGTCCTGGTATCTTTGTTACCAACAATGGTTACGCTCAGTGTACGAGCAGCTATGCATTCTTTAACCATTTCCATATTGCATGTTTAAATGGTGGTCAAGCTAACCTTGCTGCATCAACTTCTGACTTTGGTCGTTTTTCGTTGATTGCTTCTGGTCGTTCTACCAGTGCAATTTTTACGGCAACTACTACAGTTACTGCTGCTGATGGTTCTGCAACCTTTACTATTGGTGCACCTACTGCTGCATCAGGTTGGCATGGTTCTACTACTCGTCCACAAGACAACATGCTTGTAGATATTGGTGGTAATACCTATCCTGTTGTTTCTGCAACTGCTGCTGGAAGTGGCTGGACTGTTACAGTTAGCCGTCCTGATACCAATGATCGTACACAAAATTTAGGTCTTAATGGTGCTGTAGCCAGTGGTGCTACTGTGCAGTTCTTCCTACGTTCTATGATTGCTTCTAGCGGTCATACAATGGAATACGTTGGTAGTGGTACTGACTATCGTGCATTGCCTGAAAATGGTGGTGTACCAGTCGATGCTAACCAAATTAAAGAGCTAAGTAACGGTAAAGTATGGGCTGCTACTACTGATCACCAAGGTACCTTTAAAGTTGGTGAAACATTCTCAGTTAACCAAAACACTGGTTTTGTTGACATCCCACCTGGTGCGTTGTCTGTTCGTACCCTTCTCGGTGATCTTAACGTCAATAGTAACAAAATTGTTGGCGCTACACCTAACGGTAATGTTTCTCTTGATCCAGCTGGTACAGGTACAGTTGACGTAAACTCTAGCCGTATTACAAGTGTCAGTGAACCTACTAGTGCACAAGATGCATCTACTAAAAATTATGTAGATAGCCTTACTACTTCTACAACTTCTGAGCTTAATATTCTTGATGGTGCTACACTATCTACTAGTGAACTAAACACCCTAACTGGTATTACTAGTAACACTTCTGAACTAAACCAGCTTGACGGTAAAACTGTTACAACTACGTTTACTGCAGCTAACACTAACGACATCCCAACTAGCTCCGCTATTAACAGCTATGTTGTTAACCTGTTTAATGCTCTTGGTGGTTTTGTTGCTATTGCTAATGAAACTAGTTTCCCTAATAGCCATCCTGATCCTACCAATAGTGCAGGTACCGTCGTCAGTATTGCTGATGCTGGTGGTCTTGCTATCAGTGGTTCTGGTGTTGCAACAGGTGCAACCCTTAACAGCACGTCTGTAACCATTAACGGTTTCCCGTCTCACATGTATAATGCGACACTGGCGGCTGGTCTTGGTGTACAAGTTCAGACTACATCTACTGAACATACTTATACTTTCCACAAACTAATCCCTAAAGACACAGATATCCTTACTTTGTCGGATGACGTTAACGATTTTAATAACCGTTATCGTGTTGGTTCTAATAACCCTACATCTAACAATGATGCTGGTGATTTGTTCTTCAACACCACCACTAATAAGATGTTGGTGTATGATGCTGCTGATACAGCATGGGAAGAGGTCCAGTCTATTGGTGAGTTCTTTATTAACACTATTAGCTCATCTAGTGCTACTGGTGGTGGTTCAGCTACGTTTAACGGTTCTGCTTACAGGTTTACTCTTAGCAACCCTCCTACCGGCGCAGCACAGTTGCTGGTAAGTATTAACGGTGTTGTACAAAAACCTAACTCTGGTACAAGTCAACCTTCTGAAGGTTTTGCTCTTAACGGTGCTGATATTATCTTCTCTGCAGCACCTGCTTCAAGTTCTGATTTCTTTATCATTACTGTCGGTTCGTCTGTTAATATCGGTACACCTAGTGCTGGTTCTGTCAACACAGCACAACTTACGGACGGTGCTGTAACAAATGCTAAGGTTAGTAGCTCTGCTGCTATTGCACAAAGCAAACTTGCTCTTAGTATTACTAATAGTGAGGTTAATGCTAGTGCAGCGATTGCAGGCACAAAGATTGCTAACGATGGTATTGGTCCTGATCAACTGGCTAACACTGCTGTAACCGCTGGTAGTTATACTGCTACTGATATTACTGTAGACGCACAAGGTCGTATTACGGCTGCTTCTAATGGACAGATTAGTACAAGTGAAATTGCTAGTAATGCTGTTACTTCAGGTAAACTTGCTACCGGAGCTGTAACCGCAGCTAAACTGGCTGACACTGCTGTAACCGCAGGCAGCTACACCGTTGCAGATATTACTGTCGATGCACAGGGTCGTATTACAAGTGCAGCTAACGGGACTATCCCGGCTTCTGCTGGTACTATTACGGCTACTGCATCTGGTGCGATTGCAAACGGTGATCCTTGCGTAGTAAATAATGATGGGACTGTTAGTGCAGTTGCTGCAACAAGTCAACTCTATACTTTTGGATCTAAAGCTGAGTTTTCAGCTAATGATGTTGACGAAATAAGCATGGCTTACGATCCAAAGTCAAAAAAAGTAGTTTTGGTTTACAGAGACTTAAGTGACTCAAATAAAGGTAAAGCAGTTCTAGGGACTGTAAACAACACTTCAATCTCATGGACCGCTGCCTCTACTTTTGAAATATATCAGGGTATTCATCCTAGCATTGCTTATGACGAAGAGCACGAAAATTTTGTTGTTGTTTACAACCGTCAAGATAATTTAAATGATCAAAATGGCGCAGCTTTCGTGCTTAGTGTCTCTGGAAGCTCGATGACATTTGGAACGAAACTTTTATATGATTCACAAAACACTGAAGACGTTTTCGCTGTTTACGATCCTTCGGCAAGAAGAACAGTAGCCGTATGGAGAGACAATGCTGCCGGAACTAACAACCTTGTTTGCAATGTATTAAAGCAGAGTCCAAGTGGTACTTTGACTTCTGGCAGTATGGTCACAGCCACAGCTAATAATATTGAAGATATGTCTGCCGCTTATGATGCTAGTGCTGAAAAAATTGTAATTTTTGGGAAAGATGGAAGTCAAAGCAATAGAGGGTCTTGCATCGTAGGCGATGTTTCTGGCGACAGCGTTACGTTTGGCACTGTGACAAGCGTAACTGGCAGTGATGCTATTGAATATGCATCAACCGCTTATGACGCTAGCGCAAAAAGGATTGTACTTTTTATGAAAGATGAGGGAAACAACAATAAGCCTAGAGTTCATATTGGTTTAGTAAATGGTTTAGAGATAACAGTATCTAATGAAACTTATTTATCAACCACACAATCCCACAATACCACTGTTGTTTATGATGCAAGTGTAGGTAAGTGTGTATTCTTTTATAGCGATCAAGATGAATCAAATGATGGATATTTTATAAGTGCAACTATAAATGCTAAAGGACTAACTGCTGATACTCCGAGAGAATTTGAGTCTACTTACGCAACGAAGCTGAACGCAATCTATGATTCGGATCAAAAAAGGGTAGTTATTGCTTACTATGACACAGATTCTGATGGCGCTGCCAAAGTTATAAGAGTTGAAGGTACATCTACAAACTTAACAGACACTAATTACATTGGTGTTGCTGACGCAGCGTATTCTGATTCAGCTACAGCAACCATTCAAGTTGCAGGTTCCGTAGATGATGCTCAATCAGGATTAACTACTGGCAAACGGTATTACGTTCATTATGATGGGTCACTGCATGTAACCCCTGATGAAATTGAAGTCGCTGCAGGCATTGCGGCATCCGCTACCAAACTTATTATTAAAGGTTAATCAATGGCACTAACACAAGTATCCACGTCAGGGATAAAAGATGGGTCAGTCAGTACGGCTGACCTTGCTGACGGAAGTATTTCGACTGTAAAAGTTGCGGACGACGCAATCACCGCAGATAAACTAAATAACACTGGTGTTACTGCTGGAAGCTATACCTTGAGTTCAGTAACAGTAGACGCGCAAGGTCGCGTCACTGCTGCTTCTAGCGGTACACCTGTTGATGCTGACAAGATTATTGAAGGAAACACAGAGGTCGAAGCTGTTGACACCGGTAGCGACGGACATATCAAAGCAACAACCGAAGGTTCTGAACGCCTTCGTGTTGGCCCTGCTGGTCAAGTAGGTATTGCTGGTGCTAACTACGGCACAACTGGTCAGGTATTAATGAGCGGCGGTGCGTCTGCTTCTCCAACCTGGGGTGATGTTAGTAGTAGCCCTACGTTTGAAGCTACTGCTAGCGGCGCGATTGCAAATGGTGATGCGGTTATCATTCAAAGTAATGGTCAAGTAGCGGCGGTTACCGGTGAATCTGCAACAACGTCTATTGGTAATAGCATAGTTGTTGAAACTGATGGGATCAACGCAAGTAATGGACATGGTGTAAGCTATGATCCAGTCAATGACAAAGTAGTTGTTGCTTATACTAACACTGAAAACTCGGATATATTAAATTATAGGATCGGAACTGTTGGTGCTAATCAAACTATAACCTGGACTTCACAAGCTAATGTTGGGAATGATGGTTGGACTCCAAGATTAGTTTATGATACCAATTCTAATAAAATGGTTGTTGGATATAGAGACAATAATAATAATCAATATGGCACTGCTAAAGTAGGAACCATAGCATCAGGAGGAGGTAGTATCTCTTGGGGTAGTGGAACTGTTTTTGAAAGTGCTTATACTAATGATATTCGTGCTTGTTTTGATTCAACAAATAATAAGGTTGTATATGCATACAGAGATGGTGGTAATAGTAACAGAGTAACTGCTGTCGTAGGAACAGTAAGTGGTACTTCAATTAGTTTTGGAACTCCAGTTGTTGTTTCTAATACCACCAGCGACGAGCTGCACATAGTATTCGATCCAAGCACCGGTAAAGTTGTTATATGTCTTAAAGATAATGATGACGGCAACGAAATTAAACTTTATGTAGGTACTGTAAGCGGAACATCAATTTCTTTTGGAAGTGAAGTGGACCTATCGACAGGCGCTTGGGGTGGTGATCCTCGCATGGTTTATTTTGAAGACCAACAAAAAATATTAATTCAGTATAGGTCTTCTAATGGAGTAGAAGTACGTTTTCTAACAGTAAGTGGTACATCAGTTACCGTTGGAACAGCAGAAGTTGTATCTAATGATAACGCACAATATATAAATATACCGATTTATCATACAATTGGAAAAAAAGTGATGGTAAGTTATAGTTATAGTGGAAATGTGTATTATAGAATGGCATATTATAAGAGCACAGGTTCCAATATTGATTTTGATGCTGCTGCGGTAAATACTGGAAAAGGACAAAGTTATCATACATTTGGTACTTATGATCCTGATACAAAACAAATTGTGACTTCATATGTCGATTCTGATAGTGGCGATCTTGAGTCTTTTATGACTTCAGTTCAATATTCAAATACAAATTTAACAGCAACAAACTATATTGGCATTTCAGATGCAGCTTATTCAAATGGAGCGACGGCAACAATTCAAGTTGTTGGTTCTGTGGATGATGCTCAATCTGGACTTACTCCTGGTATTACTTATTATGTTCAGTCAAATGGGAATTTAGGTTCCACTGCTGATACCCCATCAGTCGAAGCTGGTACCGCCGTTGCAGCCACCAAACTACTTATCAAATAACTATTATGATCACCCTTATCCGTCCAATTCTTTTTAAATTTATTAACTCTGAAAAAGTCAAACGATTGATTGTTGACTTGCTTAAAAAACTGGCTGAACAAACCGACAACACTGTCGATGATCAGGCAGTAAAGTTTATCGAACGCGGACTGTTCGGTGGACCCCTGGAGTAATCCTCCGTCATTCCCTTCTCTAACGCTTCCAGAAGCGCCTGTGTTGGGTGCACCGATACTAGAGATACCAAGGGCTCAGATACCTAATTACAAGCCCCTTGTAGTCCCTCCTAGCGACCTGCGCCCTCCACCAGGAATTAAAGGAGAGAATGCGGATAAAGCGCCAGACAAAACAAAAACACCTCAAGCAAAAGAGGTTCAAATAATTGATGTACCATTTACGGACATAGAAGTCCCAATGCCATCAACTGAAATCATGACAGCTGCAACAACAACAGCAGTTATTTCTGTTGCTGCTACCCTTACAGCTACATCTATTTTTAAACATCTAGTGTCAGTAATTAAGCCTCTACTTAAACAAGCATGGAGCAAGTTAACAAAGAAGAAAAAAAAGAAACCTTCTTAAAAAAAGTGAAAGAACATGCCGAGAAAGATATTGAAATTCTTGGAACTTTTGTTCGACTAGGTGTTGTTGTATGGAGTGGTTTTATTATTACTCTTAATTATGTTGACATCCCTATGATTAAAAAAGGTCAAAGTGGTGGTGACATAACTTTTGTAGCCTCTGTGTTTACTGGGGCGCTTGCAACTTTTGGTCTTAACACTTCTAATAACAGAAATAGTAAACCTGACGATTCTAAGAAAAAAGAACCATGAAAAAACTTCTTATCCTTTTGTTTTTAGCCTCACCAGCAGCAGCTCAACAAGTTACACCTAATTTTACTCAGGGTAGTATGCAATCCACCACGACTACCACTGTGGACATCGATCGTACGATTGAAACAAACATCTATGGTGGTGATTACAAATCATGGTCTGGAACCAACGTAACCCCAAGTGGGGATATCTTGAGCGATTCTACAACTTATTCAGTGACCAACGCGGGCGAACAGTTTCAACTGGAGACTGTGATTCGAGATGCAGGGGTCGTGGAAAACATCGTAATCGAAGAACTCATCGAATCAACATCCACCACTACCTCGCTGTCTGTCTTCTCTCAGTAAGCCCAGCGCTTGCAGCTGAAGATCCTACAGTACAAAATAGTTCTAATCCCGTGGCTGCTGCTACGGGTAATGTAACAAATCAAGCCGTACAATTCCAAAACAATGGGGCACCATCACGGCAATACTTCGCATCTAATAGCAGCTGTAATGGCATTACGATGCAATTTAGCCCGTTTTACATGGGTAATGACACCATTCCTTATGAAACTTCTGGTTATGTTAGGAGTAACAACTGGGGTGCACAGCTTAATTTTAGTGTACCTTTGGATGGTGGGATGATTGAGCTATGTAAAAGTATAGCTAAAAAACACGAAGAAAAAATGCGCCTTGATTACGAACTTGTCCGTGCTCTTAAATGTACGGAAATTATGAAAACTGGGTTTATGTTTAGACCTGGTTCTCGTGTGGAAGTTCTATGTCATGACGTAGTACCAATTGTAGCAGTAAATGACAAAGAAAAAAGCGACTGAAGATCAGTTTAACGAGCTGCATAATCTTGTCACTAAGGAGTTCCTTGCCCGTATTAAATCGGGTGAGGCTTCTACTGCAGATCTAAAAGCAGCTTGCGATTGGCTAAAAACTAACGACATCAGTGGTGTCGCTATGGAAGGTAGTCCACTGTCTAAACTGGCAGCTGTGATGCCTCAAGTAAACCCTGAGCTTGTACAACGGAGGCTACATGGCTCGCACGTCTAAGTACAAGGGCGCTAAGTACGCCAACGGTAACTATAAGTCATATCAAAAACGGTATGACGGTTCAAAACTACAGATCCGTAAACGATCTGAACTCAACAAAGAAAACAGAAAACGGGGAACCTATGGCAATGGTGACGGTAAAGATGTATCACACAAAAAGAATGGTAAAACATTCCTTGAAAAAGCATCTAAAAACCGAGCACGTAAAGGCCGAGCATGACCCCATTAC